GAAGAGATTGCTTCGTTATATCGTTGAGCGTTTTGCTCATTGGTTTGCCCATTGTCTGAGCTTGTTGAGCAATGCTTCCCATCATTTCGTCAGATAAACCAAGGCCTTTTTGGTAACCCAGTAAAGCGCCACCTGATTCAACAAATTCATGACTAAGATTTCTAATAGCTGGTCCGCCGGTCATGAACAAAGCGTTTAGCTTTTCAATTCTTTGAGCAAGAGTTCCAAAGATTCTGTACGTGTTGACGCCGGAAAGATTCATTTTGTCCATCGATTTTGCGGTGGCAAAAATTGCTTTTGGAGTCTCGTTGGTGAGATGACCAAAGTTTTCTCTGACCTTTTCTATGGCCTGCGCTAGTTCATTGCTTCCGCTGGCGAATTTTCTTGCCATGTCGAGAAGACCATCAAACATCTTGAATGGTATTTGCAAGATTGCGACGCCTAAATCAAAAGCAAAACTAATGAGACTTTCAAAGACGCCCAGTACGCCCCTGCCTAATGCGACAACATTTCTAAATCCTTGAGCAAGGCCCGCCATTGCGCCCAGAGCAGCGCCAATAGCGACAGGATATTCTTTCTTTAAATACTTGCCAACCTTGTTTAGTTTTGTATCTAGACTGTCTGTATTTTTTCCAAGATCTTTTATAAGATCGCTAAAATGGTCAGTAGACTTACTCGCATTAGCAGCAGCGTTTCCCGCCTGCGTGACTTGCCCCGTCAAATTTTGAGTAGCAGCTGCGGCTTCATCAGAAGCCGCAGCAACTCCCTCTATGGCGACGCCAGCTTGACCTGATACTTGCTGAATAGATTCAAGAGCTTTTTTGAGAGCATCTCCCATTTGCCCAGCCTGAGCGGCGACTTCTCCCATTTGAAGGCTTTGAACCGCAGCAGCCATTTGTTGAACAGCTTTAGTCTGATTGTTGAAGGATCGCTCAAGGTTAGCAACAATGCCTGCCATTGCCTCCATCGCAGATCGCAATTCTTTGGCGGCATTAACATTTGCCTCGCCCGGTATTCCTCCCGTAGGAGAACTAGATCTATTACTGGCCATTTATCGGGCTCCTAGAATCAAAGAGGCCACGGAACACCAAGTACTCTTTCAAACTCAGAAGCTGACATATGTTTAATTCCTAGCTTTTGAACAACAGAGTCAACAGTTGCGCCGGGCCTGTTTAATTCATCCTGAAATTTTCGTGATGCTGACAAGGCGTTCACTACAGCTTCAATTTGATCTTTGCTTCCCCTTAGTTTTGTATTTACAGCTCTGCCAAGCAGCCATGCAGAAACAGTGGCGAAAAAAAGTTTTCCTATCAGGTTAACGTGGAGTTCATTGAGCGGCTGTTTTTTATTCACAGGGACCTCGAGAGACGCAGATTAGTTTGACTAAATAAATATAGCAAATCAAAAAAACTGACACGTCTAAGTAAAGCGCCGTAATCTCGACGGTACTTGTGCCCTTGCCTTGCCCTGAAGAGCTCTTACATCAGGCGTATTTTGATGTGCGGCTTTCGATTGAGTATTTCCATCATCAGATGTACGCTTTAATTCCCTGCCTATTCTCTCTATGAACCAGCGCTTATAAGAAACAGGAAGATGAAGAATCTCTCTCCAGAGGAACCCACCATAATACATTAGCAAAAAGGCGGGTTCCAAAATTAGAGCTTCCTTATCTTCGGGCCGAAGGCCAAAGAAAGTTGACGCCCATCGGCATCGCAACCTCCTCTGCGTGACCGCAAGATGGACACGATGTTTCTTGTCTCATGACGACTCCAGGCTCATTGTCCTTGATGTAGTTCCTAAGCGCAAGAGAGTCTCTCGCGGGCATTAGTTTGATAAAGTTGGCGATCTTCGCCCTGTCTTCGACTCCGTCTATCGAGACAATAGAGTGCAGAAGGTTTGTCGTAATATTGGATTCAGAGCCTAATCCAAGCTTCTTCTGCTTCTCACTTATCGAGAGAATTTCCTCTTCGTCTCTTCCCGTCAAAAATCTGAAGTTAACAAGCTTCTTGCTGTATGGAAGCTGATACTGGAATAGGTTTGCGCCTTGGCGAATTGGCTCCAGCTCGAGTCGCTGAATCGGAAGAGACGCGAGGTCGAAGTCGTGCTGCGTCTTCGCACCACATTCTGCGCATTCAATTTCAGCGTTATACTCAGGACCATACCCAGTAATTCTTATTGCCATCATCAACGCATTTCTGTCTCCGCCTAAAAGATCATTTGGGTTTATTGTCTTGTCAATGAGACACGATCTAATAAGCTCTGAGATAACTGTTCCCTTCTTCAAGAGTGCTCTCGATGTAAGAATGTCTTCTTCGCGAGCTGTCATTGCTCTAATTTCAACTGTTTCAGCACTAAAAAGACTCGAATCTGTTGAGTAAACCTTTCCCGAAGATGGAAGCGGCACAGTCTCCAGCGGGACGTCGAGACCAAATTCTGCTTTGACCTTTTCTACAGCAGACGACATTGGTGTTCGAGGATCTACCCCTGCAGGAAGATTAGAAGAAAATACTGCATTACGTTGCTCACGCTGATCGGACATTTTTGATTAACTCCTTTCGTGTATTTTATTTGAATAAAAATGATTGTAAAATCCTTTATGAATAATCAACAGATATTTAAACAAAAAGGCAGGTAAACAGAAAATGGCATTAAATAACATGCAACAGTCAGAAGCATATGCTCCTGCATATTCAATATCGGCCACGCCTTTCGTCACATCTTCGACGTTAACATTAGGTCAAATTAAAGAGATAAACTTTGGATACGCTACAAAGTTTCTTATCATAAAAAATACAGGAGCTACGTCGACTGCGATGGCAATAGGCTTTACAGAGAATGGCCTTAAACCGTCTAATTCAAATTTCTTTATCCTCAGCGGATCAGAATCTTTCGGCGGAGATATCAGAGTTAGCAAAGTATTCTTGTCTGGCAGCTCTGGGACGACTTCTTTTTCCATCATTGGAGGCCTCACTTTTATACCAGAGAGAAACATGATTCAATTAACGGGATCAAACGGCTTCGGCGGCGTAGGCTGAAATGTCAAACATAGGTTTCAATCAACAATTTAGCTTTACATTGTCAAATGGTTACGGAATAGGTTTTTCAAATTCATCGCCTGGAGGAATACCCAGCGATGGCTTATTGTTGCACTTGGATGCTGGCAATACGACATCGTACCCGGGGTCCGGTAATACTTGGTATGATCTGGCTAGTAGCCCAGCTGCCAACAACGCGACCTTAGTAAACTCTCCAGCGTTTTCTTCAAGCAATAGTGGCTACCTAACTTTTGCTAAAGCAGCTAGCCAAAGTGCCACAGTCAGCGGGAACAACATTGTTCCCGCCGCAGCGTACACAAAAGCAGTCTGGTTCAACTTGGCTGATCTGTCGAGCGATCACAACCTCGTAAGTAGCGCAACGGGTGGGCATTTCATGTTTTTCTCAGGGACAAACAAGCTTTACAGCGGCCATGCAAATTGGGTTAGTTACACTCAATTTGAATCCTCAATTAGCTTTTTGGCAAGTGTCTGGTACTTCGTTGTCCTCACATATACGACGTCTGACGGAATGAAGCTTTATGTAAATGGAACACTGGACAGCACGTACACAGCAAACAAAACAGCTCATGCTGGTGATGGTTCTACCAACATTGGACGCTTTGGTGCAGGAAACTTTTTAAACGGCAGCGTCGCACAAGTTCTGACGTACAACCGCGCAATCTCCGAAGCTGAAGTACTAAGCATCTACAACGCATCCAAAAGTAGATATGGGTTGTAAAAAGAAAACCTCCGAAGGAGGTTTTCCTTCGGAGGGCTTATATCGAATGAAATAAAAATTCAGAACTGAAGGACGCAGTTGTCGAAGCGGAGTGTCATCGAAATTTCTGTCGGTCCGCCATCTTCATAGGTAACTTCGTTGAAGTTTGCCTCTGTAATGAAAGCTCCCTTAATGTCCCAAAGCTCGATGACTGTTCCTACTGGATCAAGCATCTTGAGCTGGATGTCCCGTTTATAGAAGTCA